CAAGGACTTCTTCACCTTCCTGGCCACCGGCACCGGCACTGCTTCCGGCGCTACCTTCCAGGCCGCACTGGCCCAGGCATGGGGCCAGCTTCAGGTCCTCTTCGAGGATGACGAAATTGGCGCTGTCTACTTCATGAATCCTCTGGACGTGGCGGACTACCTGGCCACCGCACAGGTAACTCTTCAGACTGCCTTTGGTATGTCCTACGTGGAGAACTTCCTGGGCCTGGGCACCGTGATTCTCAATTCCTCCGTGCCCAAGGGTAAGATCTACGCCACCGCAAAGGATAACATCGTCCTCTACTACATTCCCGTGAATGGCGCTGACCTTCAGGAAGCCTTTGCTTTCACCGCTGACGGCACCGGTTACATCGGTATCCATGAGACTTCCGACTACACCAACCTGACCGCCATTGACACCGTAGTGAATGGCATGGCTCTGTTTGCCGAGCGGCAGGACGGTATCGTGGTCGCCTCCATTGCGGGGGAATAAATGAGCTGTTGAGTGCGGCTTCCCTGGACGATGACGATCTGGACAGCATGACGAAGGCACAGCTTTTGGAATATGCGGAACAGAACGGAATCTCTGGGGTCAACAGCTCCATGAAAAAGGCCGATATTCTGGCCGTGATTAAGGAGGCGGTTTGATGCTGGAAGATATTCTTCGATACCTGAATAACTGGTTCGTTGTATCTGCGACGGCGGAAACGTTCTCCATCCAGGGTGGGGAGCTTGCGCTCCCCTTCCTGCGAGAGGGCCAGTATTTCACGATTTCGGGAAGCATTTTCAACGATGGGCTGCACCTCTACCCGGCGGATGATCTGAAAGATGAGGATTTCGAGGGTGTGATCTGTGGGCTGGCAGTGCCGACGGCGGTGCTGAGTCTGTCGGAAGAGATCAGCGCATGGCAGGATAAAAACGGCGAAGCTGTGGCAAGCCCGTACACTTCCGAATCATTCGGGGGCTACAGTTACACCAAAGGAAGCACGGCGAGCGGCGATGCGATGACCTGGCAGGCTGCGTTTGGCCCGAGACTGCGAGAGTGGAGGAAGTTATGAGCCTGATTGACGATTCCAAGGAACTGTGCGTCCTGGTCGAAAAGACCAGACTGCCAGACGGCGAGGGTGGGTTCGCCACCAGTTGGACGGATGGCCCAGAGTTCATGGCAAGTATTTGGTTTAATTCCTCCATGGAGGCAAAGGTGGCCGAAAGTCAGGGTGTGACCTCCCTCTACACTGTCACCACAGACAAAAACGCAATCCTGAGTTACCACGACGTGTTCCGCCGAAAGAGCGATGGGAAGATCTTCCGGGTGACATCGGACGGCGATGATCGGCTGACTCCTGAACGGGCCACGTTCAGCTTCAGTCAGTGCGATGCTGAGGAATGGGAGCTGACAACATGACGAAATCTGCGGCATTATATCAGTTCTTCTCTGGGTTCGGCTTGACGGCTTACCCTTCCACCAGTGTCCCAGATGGCGCGCCGTTCCCGTATCTGACCTACACCAACGTGGTGGATGCTGGCAATTCGGTGAGTCTGACTGTGAACCTGTGGTACAACACAGAATCCGAGTCCATCCCAAACGCAAAGGCGCAGGAACTGTCCGATGCCCTGGAGGGCGTGACAATCCTGAAATGCGATGACGGCTACATCTGGATGCGTCGTGGGTCTCCCTGGTGCCAGAGTCTGACCGATGAGAGTGACCCGAAAATCAAACGGCGGTACATCAACGTGACCGCCGAATACCTGACAAACAAATAATCTCCCCCCGCTCTAAGCGTTGGGCGGGAAGGACCGAACGTGGTCAACCTATCCTGGGTTGACCGCTTTTTTATACGAAAGGAGACAAACAATGGGTAAGTTTACTGCGATTCCCAAGGACACGTTTGACGGCCTGCAACTGGATGCCGGTGTCCTCCTGAAGACTTTTGACCCCTCCAAGGTGGCGGCTCCTGCTGACACCGATATTATTTGCGCTACCACCGGTGGTATCAATGCCACCTGTGTTCCTACTTACTCTGATCTTGGCGACGACGTTGATAACTGCCCGGTGAACATGAAGGAGTTAAAGCACTTGGACTCCTGGGAGTGCAAGATGGCGTTTACCTCTCTGGGCACCAGTGCCGAAAACATCCGGCTGGCCCTGGGTGCTGCTGACATCGACAGCACCAATAAGAGCAAGATTATCCCCCGAAAAGACCTGTCTCAGGATGACTTCTCCGACCTGTGGTGGGTGGGCGACCGTGCCGATGGTGGTTGCGTTGCCGTGAAGCTGAAGAATGCTCTTTCTACCGCTGGTTTCTCCATCCAGACTACCAAGAGCGGCAAGGGCCAGGTTTCCGTGGAGCTGACCGGCCATGTGTCCATTGACGCACAGACCGAAATGCCCATGGAGTTCTACAGCATCGACCCGGAGGAATAAATGAGACTTTCTGATTTCAAGGACGAAAAGGCAATTGAGGTCATCGCTGACCTTCTGATTCCCATTTCCAACATCGCCAAGAATAGCAAGGTTGCCGAAAGCCGTGGCAAGAGCATGTTTGAATTTGCGGCGGCAATGCTCAAGGAAAACGCCTCCGATGTGAAGGATATGCTGGCTATTCTGAACGACGAAGACCCGGAGGAATACACCTGTTCCGCTGCTTCCGTGTTCGGCGACGTGCTGGAGATGTTTAACGACCCGGAGCTTATGCAGCTTTTTGGTGTGCGGAGCAAGACACCGGCCTCTGCTGGCTCTGCGTCGGAGACTATCGAGGCCCAAGAAGAGTAAAGCCCTTTATTCGATACACCATTGAGAGGGTAAGGTTATCGACAAAAAGGGAAGCGTATGAAATTTACGTGACTGATTGCCTGAAGATGATTTCTGAATCCACCGCTCACTTTGGTGGGGGGCCATATGCGCAAAAGCGTTATGCGGAATTCCTCCACCCCCATGTTGAGAACCGTACGAAGGAGGAAATCATCGAGGGCATGAAAGCGAAATTGGAAAAGTTAGGGGGTGAGTGAGTGGATATATTTACGATAACGGCGAAAATCGTCATGGATATCGCTGATTTCTCGTCCAAAGTCAGTGAGGCCAGCGAGGAAGCCTCCACTTTTGGCAGTAAGCTAAAGTCTGGCCTGACTACGGCGGCGAAAGCGGGTGCTGCGGCGGTCACTGCGGTTGCCACGGCGGCAAGCACAGCGGCGGTTGGATTCGTCAAGGCTGCAAGCGATGTTGCCGAATACGGCGATAACATCGACAAGATGAGTCAAAAGCTGGGCATGAGCGCCACGTCGTACCAGGAATGGGATGCCGTCATGCAGCATTGCGGCACCAGCATTGACAGTATGCAATCCGGCATGAAGACCCTGGCCTCTGCGGCGGAGACCGGAAACGCTGCTTTTGAAAAGCTGGGTATGTCTCAGTCCGAGATTGCAAGCATGAGCCAAGAGGAACTGTTCAGCTCCACGATCACCGCTCTGCAAAATGTGTCGGATGAGACAGAGCGAACCTATCTGGCCGGCCAGCTCCTGGGCAAGGGCGCAACCGAGTTAGGCCCTCTGCTGAACACCAGCGCAGAGGACACCCAAGCCATGAAGGACGCAGTGCACGAACTGGGTGGCGTGATGAGCGACGAAGCCGTGGCGGCGGCTGCTACTTACGAGGACAGTTTGCAGGATATGCAGACTGCCATTTCCGGGTTGAAGAACAACATCGTATCCGAGTTCCTCCCGTCCATGTCTACGGTCATGGATGGTCTGGCTATGATTTTCAGCGGTCAGGAGGGCGGTGCTGAAGTTCTCCAAGAAGGCATTTCTTCCTTCGTGGAGACCTTCACAAACGCAATCCCCCAGGTCATCGAGATTGGCGGTCAGCTAATCTCTTCCTTGGGCGGTGCAATCGTTGATAACCTTCCTGCCATCTTCGAGGGCGGCGCTGAGATTTTAGGGCAGTTGATTGCTGGTATCATCTCTGCAATACCTCTTATTCTGGAACAGCTTCCGGCTATTATCGTGGCAATCGGAGATGGCCTGATTGCGGCGGCTCCTGCGCTGGCCGATGCTGGTCAAAGCCTGCTGGAGTTTTTGGCTAACGGCATCGTGGCGGCGATCGACTTTGTGGTAACAGCGGCGGCGAATGTTGTCGTCGCAATCGTTGATAAGATCGGTGAGCTGGCCAGTAAACTGTTGGAGAAGGGCAAGGAAGGCATCACCAACCTGGCAAACGGCATTGCAAGCGGTATCGCAACCGTGGTTGCCAAGGCGAACGAGATTAAAACCAACGTAATCAATGCCATTACGACCCTGGTTTCCGAGATGCTTGCCAAGGGCAAGGAAGTCGTGAACAACCTGGCAAGCGGCATTTCCTCCGGTATCTCCGCCGTGAGTAACGCTGTGCGGAATATCGTGCAGAACATCAAATCGTTCTTCACTGGTCTTCCGTCGGAGCTGTTCAACATCGGTAAAAACATCATCCAGGGTCTGATTAACGGCATTTCCTCCATGGTCTCCGCTGTGGCCAACAAAATCAGCAGCGTGGCCAGCAGCATCAAGAACGGGCTGAAGGGTGCCCTGGGCATCGCCTCCCCGTCCAAGTGGGCTAAAGGCATCGGCCAGTACCTGATCGAGGGTCTTATCATCGGCATGGAGAACAGTGCTGGTGAACTGATGGAGAGCGCTGATGACATCGTGAGCGAACTGAAAACCCGGCTGTCTAAGGTGACTGATTTCTTCGGGGTGACCCAGGATATCGCCGACCTGGAGTATGACCTTTGGGAACTGACCGATGGCAAGGATGCCACCGACCTGGAGAAATACTCCAAACAAATTGACATCCTGAATAAGAAGACCACCGCTCAGGAGTCCGTGGTGGAAGCTGCGGCTGCATCCTACGATGAAATGGTTTCCCTCTACGGCGAGAACAGCACCGAGTCCATGCAGTACCGGAAGCAGCTTCTTCAGGAGCAAATCAGCCTCCAGAAGCTGAAAGACGAACTGGACGAAGTGATTGAAAGCAAACAGAAGCTGTACGACTTCACTAGCTGGAAGCAGACGTTGACCTTCAGCGATTCTGCAATCGGCGTATCCACGGCGGCAACGGTGAACAGCCTGACCAGCTCCGCCTCTGGTTCCAGCAGCGCAAGCGCCACCATCAACCTGACCACCAGCAGCGGAAAAACCATGGCCTCCTGGCTGATTAACGACCTGATCGAAGTAGCCAAGAGCAACGGCACGCCGATTGCCAACAGTTTGGCGTAAGGAGGGGTGATAGATGACACAGCTTATTTTAGACACCATGGGTGCCAACATCACCCTTCCTGAGAGCCAGCAGGGCGGGTACACCTGCGTGGAGACCGACCTTCAGGAAGAAGTCGTTATGATTTCCGGGCGGATGGTGAAGGAGACAAGAGGCACCATCTGGGAGATTACCTATCAATACGGTTTCTTCAAGACGGAAGAGAAAAACGCCTTGATTCAATGTTGTCGGAAGGGGCGGAAAAGCCCCATTCAGTGTACCTTCCTCAGCCCTGATAGCAACGAGATGCAAACGGGGAGTTTCTTTGTCACGGAGTTTGGGGAGCCGCAGTTCATGTGGTCTACCAACCTCCTGACGGGCGCTCCTGAGCCTGTGTGGGCGGGTTTCTCCATCACCCTCCGGGAGGTGAAGCCCCATGCTTAAATCCTCTGACAGCTACAAAGCGGCGGTCACAGGGGATGCCAGACGTATCCTGCTGAAAAGCGTGGTAAACATAATAGACCCCGACTTGACTTGGGGCGAGGGTTCCAGTTCCGGGGCTGAGTCTTTCTCTGATTTGACTCAGCTTCGGGACAAGGTGCTGGAACAAGACTCCCGGTATATCACGTTAGAGCAAAACCGCTGGCTTCTGGATGGTTCTTTCGTTCCGCTGGACGAATACGAAATGGACAATGCGGCTTTCACCAGTACGGCTCTCAGTGGTGCGGATGGGACGTTTGACACCCCGCAGTGGTGCCAAATCACGTTCTCCAACGTGGATATCCTGCAAGCGTGTTCCATCTACTTCCCGGACAACGACTATGACGG